TAGGGCTTATCTTTGACTATCTCTCTGACTGTGGCTCTGATGTAGAGCTTGATGTAGTGGCTATCTGCTGTGAGTTCGCAGAAGAGTCTTGGGATCAAATTACCACTAACTACAGCTTTGATATCGACTCTCTAGAGGATCTAGAAGAGCATGAGAAAATTGAGGTTGTCCGTGCTTACCTTGAAGATAACACTTCTGTCGTGGGTTTGACCTCTACAGGCTCATTTGTCTACGTTCAATTCTAAGCAAGGGGATAACCATGATTCAATCTAAACACAACCCACGTTTTGAGGCTGTCTCTGATGAAGACTTAGCGGCTTTGTATGTCTCAATTTACAAAAGCCGTGATTGTGACACTATGACAGATGAACAGCTTGATTCTATTGAATCCGAACTATTTTGGATTGATGATGAATTATGCTCACGTGGGTTAGATCTCCCATCAACAAAATAAGGAGCTTACACAATGCTAAACAATAATGACTTTATAAGCCTAGAACGTCGTCTGTGGCGTGAAGGTAACCCATTGACTGATGAGCTAGTCAGCACACGGGATGAGCTTATCTATCTATTGACTGAAGCCAAGAAGGTAATGGAAAAGTACTCACCAGTACTCAGCACGTTAGCGTCTACTGACGATCTAGACTTTTATCGTGAATGGGATAATTTCGGGGATACTTTGGACAATATTTCTTATGATTTAGGAGTGGCAGAATGAAAACAGCAGAATTAACAGAGGCAGCACTTGATTGGGCTGTGGCTAAGTGTGAAGGTGTAATTTCTGGTAATGAGTGCCTTGACCGCATTGACTGGCTCACAGAATACTCGACCGACTGGGCGCAAGGTGGCCTGATTATTGAGCGTGAACACATAGCTCTGTGGTCAGAGGGCTATGACTGGGAAGCCAAGCGGTATGGTCAACATGAATCATGGGGACAGACACCACTCATTGCAGCCATGCGCTGCTACGTTGCATCAAAGCTCGGCAATGAAGTCGAGATACCTAAGGAGTTAACAGAATGACAGTTGGCGAACTTATTGAACAATTAGCAACTTATGCCTATAAGAGCGACAATGTTTTCATTTGGGTTGATGGTAACCGCTATGAAATAGCCAATGTAGATGACATGGGCGAAGGAATTATTGACCTTACAGCTAAAATTGACAATGAGGTAACAGAATGAAGTGTAATAAATGCGGGTCTATTGAATGGGATTGGGCTAATATAGGCATTGAGGGTGCTATCCTCTGCGTTAACTGTGGACATATCTACAATTCAATAAAAGGAGAATCAACTATGAGTGAAGAAGAATTTGAAACTAAGTTTGACAATGGCGACTTAGACTGTGCTTTTTGTGACTTTATCTGTGAACGCTATGATGCTTGGGATAAGCATAAAATGCTCTCATACTGGGAAGACACTGACGCGTATCAAGAATTCAAGGATTCACTGGTAAAACCTACAGAACAGCCTAAGTATTCCTTAGGTCTTAACCCTTTGAATAAATTTCCTACAATTTGGAGTAAACCTGTATGACAATGATTCTAATTCTCTTCACCATTGACCTAATAACGGAGCACGACTTGTGGTAATTTTACAACAAACTAATTGGCCTTTCCCTGCTGAATGCCCACCTAAGCCGTGGACACCTGAGCAAGTGAAAGAATACGAGAAACAACAACGAGATAAGACACCTGAAGCACCCATGTGAGGCTTTAAAGGGGTCTAGAAGGCTCTAAAACCAGTAGGGTAATACCTGCACCTACCTAAGGACTAAAAATGCACTGCACAGCTTGTGATAAATTGTTGACCGACTATGAGGCGACTAGAAAAGACGCGCATACGTTCAAGTTTATTGACCTATGTAAGACTTGTTTTGAAGATATTAAACCTTTCGTATCAGTTATTGATCGTAAGGACTTAATTACGGAGCAGGACTTAGACACCATAGATGACGATATGGACACCACGGATTCCCTAGAAGACGTTGATGCCTATATAGACTATGTAGTAGACTACAGAGAAGACTATGATGTCTAAGAACATTAAAGCTTACATTAAAGTAAATACTACTTTATTGTTTATCTTTAAACCTACATTAAAGTAAAGAGGGGATAACATGAAAAAAACTAGCTTTGAATTGTTAACTGAAGAACAGAAAGACCTAGATGTCTTAAACGAAGAGGCTCATTATGTCCATACGATTAATGATTTCGTGGAATTGATTGTTGTCTACGGATACGATAAAGTCATAGGTGACTTGAGGACTGCTATGGGGAATAAAACATGGTGATTTCTCTATTCGTATTTGTCTTAACTTTGGTAAAGGTATCACTCAAATGAAAATAAGAATCATACAAAAACCAGAATACACAATGTTGTTCCATATACAAATTAAAAAACAATGGTTTCCTTTTTGGCAGACTGTCCATGTTGGCTGTAAACAGTCTTGTGAAAGAGCAGCACAAAATCTTATGAAACATGGAACAACAGAATCCGTTATTTTTGAAGGAGAAACAAAATGAACATTAAAAATAAAAAACAAGCAGGAACAGCTACATTGTCCTATGATTTGTCTAAACCTGAGCAGGTCTTTGCGTACAAGTGTGCTTTAAAAGGCTTAGATGCCTGTTTAATGCTCGAATCTTTGAAGGCTAGTACCCAAGGCTACCAAGCGTACAAAGGACTGTCTGAGAGCGTTTTAGCAGATATCATTCAAGACCTTAGCCAATGGGAGGATGTGAAGCTATGAAACAAGAAGAAGCGAGAAAACTTGCACAGCGTTTTGGCGTTCGCATGTGCGATGAAAATGGCATGACGCACGGCGAAGAGCTTTACTGTTTAGGTTTAGATGACATCATCTCCATGAAAGAAGCACTAGCCTCAGAGCAAGAGCTGCGGAACGTAAGTGAGGACACTCGTAGAGCATGGGTTGGGCTGACATACGATGAGCGTGTTTCTATCATTTGTGAAGACGAGAATCGTTCATTACTAGAGCATTGTGAGCGTATTGAAGCCACACTCAAGGAGAAGAACACACGCAACGGAGGTTGCTTATGAGTACAGAATGGCATGGTGGTAAAGGATCAGGCAGACGTAATGAAGACGTAAGCAAGATTAATGAGAATTGGGACTTAATCTTTGGACGCAAGTCTGCTGAAAAGAAAAAGGAGCAACCTATGAATGAACATGAAGACTTTGAAGAGAGCAACGAAGACTACGATGACGATGGTGGTCGTATCTGCCCTGTGTGTCGAGGTGATATGGTAGTTACAGGGACAGGTTTGTACTTGTTTTGTGACACCTGTGGGCATCGTGAGGAGCTAGAGAATGACGACTACCTTTAAATCCGTACACATTGAAGGTAAGTGGCCTTACCAGTACGAACCTATACAACGTAGGGTCTTTAAACGTGAGACTATGGACAGAGCTAACGCTCGTAAACGTGAGGTCTACCATGCTAAGAAGAAGCTCTTAGGCTTACGGGTCTATGAGATGGATATTGACATCTGTAAGGAGCTGAACAATGGAAAAAGATGAAGTTTTAGAGATGGCTAGACAGGCTGGTTCAATCGACTCTGAAGATGTGATTTTGACTGTCTACAACGCATTTGCATTGGCAGAGCGTGAGGCGTGTGCAAAGGTGTGCGAACAAACTGATGATAACCACGAAGGTCCAGATACTTGGGATTGGCACTCAAAAGATTACGCAAAGGCAATCCGAGCACGTAGCTCAGCTACATCAAGAGGTACGGAAGCATGAATCTAAAAGTCGCAAGTAAGTTCATCAAGCACGTAGAGTGTGCTAAGTGTGGCTCAAGCGATGCTAATAGCCTCTACGATGATGGACACCAGTACTGTTTCAAGTGCGAAGCATACGTCAATAGCTCAGATGATGAGCCTGTTGTGTATAAACAACAACAAACAAAGGTATTTACAATGAAGACAACAGGGGAAGCTAAGGCTATTGTAGATCGAGGTATCTCACGAGAGACTTGTGAGTACTTTGGTGTTACTCAAGCTGATGGACGACACTACTACCCGTATTTCGATGAAACAGGCGCTAAAGTAGCTGAAAAGATTCGATCTGTAGAGAATAAGACATTCTCCATTGCAGGGAATTTTAACAAAGCGACACTCTTCGGACAGAACTTGTTTCAGAAAGAAGGTAAGTACATTACCATCGTTGAAGGTGAGCTAGACGCATTGGCTTCGTATCAGATGACAGGCAGCAAGTGGCCTACTGTGAGCATCCGTAATGGGGCTTCAGCGGCTGTTAAAGACTGTAAGGCTCAGTATGAGTACCTAGATAGCTTTGAGACTATCGTGATCTGTTTTGACGCTGATGAACCCGGTCAGAAGGCTGCTAAAGAAGTAGCTGAGTTGTTCGGGAACAAGGTTAAAATTGTTAAACATTTAAAGGAGTGCAAAGATGCCTGTGATTACCTCATTAACGGACGAGGAACTGAATACGTTAACCAGTGGTGGAGAGCTGAGAGTTATGTACCCGATGGGATCATCCAAGCCTCAACACTTTGGGACAGCGTATCTACACCTGAACCAGTCGCAGAAGCCTTCTATCCCTTTAAGGGGCTTAACGAATTGCTTTACGGTCTTAGATCAAGTGAACTTATTACAGTTACTGCTGGATCAGGCCTCGGCAAGAGTCAATTCCTTAGAGAAATCTTGTACCGAATCCTCGAAACAACAAAGTGGAATGTCGGAGGTATGTTCTTGGAAGAGTCAGTGCGGAAAACAGCAAGATCAATCATGTCTCTACACGCTAACAAAAAGCTGCATCTGCCAGACACCCCAGTTACAGAGCAAGAATTGAAGGAGGCTTTCGATGCCACTCTGGGTACAAACCGTGTATATCTTTTTGACCACTTTGGTAGTCTCGCTATTGACAATGTCCTTAATCGAATTCGGTATATGGCTAGGGCCTGCGATTGCAAGGTTGTTTTTTTAGACCACATCTCGTTGGTCGTCTCTGGTATGGATGGTAACGACGAGCGTAAATCTATTGATGTCTTGATGACTCGACTGCGTACACTGGTACAGGAGACAGGTATTACCTTGATCTGTGTATCTCACTTGAAACGACCTAGCACTGACAAAGGACATGAAGATGGTTCAGCGGTATCCTTATCTCAGCTACGTGGCTCTGGTGCTATCGCTCAGTTGTCTGACGCTGTTATCACTCTTGAGCGAAACTCCATGAGTCCTGATCCAAACATTCGTAACCTCACTAAGGTTGCTGTTGCGAAGAACAGGTATAACGGTTTAAGTGGCCCTGCTTGTAATCTGATGTACGATATGCAGACAGGCAGGATGATCGAAGTAACAATGGAGGAGCTATGACAGAATGGGTTCTTATAACAATGATGTGCTTTCGTAATTGTTCGCCACAGTTTGCAGAAATTTACCCAAATAAAGCAGCTTGTATGGAAAGAATAAAGGAGCCTTTGTCTGCATGGGCATTACCAACAAACTATTGTGTTCCCTTAATTAAGGAAAAAAAATAATGATTGAAATGATTATCGTAGGTACTATCGGCATCGGTTACGCTGTTGTAGGTACGCTACAGTGGCTCAAAGGTGACATGGGCGCTGGTATCATGTGGATCGGTTACAGTCTGGCACAGATTGGCTTATTTATGAATCTCAAATGAAACGCATAGCGATTGACATTGAAACTTCTATGGATCACAACACGATCCACTTAGCAGTAACACAAGACATTGACACAGGAGAAGTGAAGGTATGGAAAGCTCCAACAGGACTTTGGGACTACTTAAAGGACGCTACGTTGATCGCAGCTCACAACGGAATATCATTCGACTTTCCGATCTTAAACAAGCTCTGGAAGACCAAGATTGGATTGAAGCAAGCGTACGATACGTTGATAGTGTCAAGGCTGCTAGAGCCAACGAGGGACGGAGGTCACAGCCTAGACGCATGGGGAAAGACTCTAGGCGTAGCGAAGCTGGACTACAAAGCAACGTGGCAATGGATGATGAACAGAAGGGAAGAATATGATGGAGAATGTTTCGACAAGCCAATTGAAGAGCTGCTTGAGTTCTATTGTAAACGAGATGTTGCCGTTCTTAGCCGTTTGTTTAATGATCTTAGTAGCAGCTTGCACGATAAGGGCTTCTCTCTGGATTCTGTCGCTCTAGAACATCAAGTAGCAGCTATCATAAGCAAGCAAGAGAAGAATGGATTCAAACTAGACACCATTCACGCTACTTGTTTACTCGCTGAACTCAAGGGGAAGATGAGCGCCATCAATGACAGGATGCAGGAAGAGTATCCTCCATATGAGGTTGAGCGTATCTCTGAGAAGACAGGGAAGACGTTGAAGCCTGAGGTTGTAGTGTTCAACCCTGCCTCTAGACAACAGATAGCTGAGAAGCTCATTGGCCTTGGGTGGAAACCTA